CCCCACTACAGTCACTCCTGTGGCATCCATCTCCACAGGAGTCCGGGCTGGCCGGTGTCATAACGCAATACGGAGGAATGAACCTCCGTGGGATCTTCCTTGCGTCTATGACTCGCCCACCACCGCATATGCTCATAAGACTCCAAGGCACCAAGGAGGTTGCCAGGAGGAATCTTATCAGTATATGAGATAGTCCATGATCTAACCTCATATCTTTGGTAATTAACGTTGTATCTCCTTCTAAGATGAGAATTCTTAGAGGAAGTACACATAATACCAAAGTATTGGGGATTAGTCACATGAGGAATCGGGTTCAAGAAAGCTTTTGAACCCCATGTGAGAATGGTTCTACGGAGGAAACGATAGAGATGCTTGTATCGTCGACTCCAAGAATCATTAATCATATGGACTTGTGATGCGACATGTTCAGGAGTAGTGAATTCCCGAACCCCCTTTACTGAAAAGTAAAGAGGAGTAATGTCGTAACCTCTCACGAAAAATCCACCGCAAGATTCACGGAAGGATTGAGTTGCTGTAAATGATTTATCATCATTCACAACAAAACCGAGAGAGGTTAAGATGGGCTTGATGATATAAGTGAGACGAGAGTCTACACATATATCATCACCGTAGATACCCAAAGGTTGGAACCCAACAGAGGTGCTAGACGTATTCTGCCAAAAAAGATGGAGAACACGCCATACACGTGATGGATTCAACCAAGAAGAAAAGGGTTCTACGGAAGATGAATCAAGATAGGTGTATAGACAAGCAGCTAATATGCAGACAGCCCAAAAAGTAATACATTGGGTTGGAAAGCATAGAGCACTACCCATAGGTGCAAATTTCTTGACGGTGATAATACTACCATCAGGAAGTTCGACATCCTTGGAACGAGTAGCCCTCATAGGAATTTGCCAAGATGTAGGAAAAATCATCTTAACAAGTTCATATGAGAGTGAATCGCTTGCAGAGCTTAAGTCGAGAGTATCAATCTTATTGGTTAAAGAACCAATTTGACTGAGCTTACGATTAAAGCTCTGATCTCTAAGCCGAACAAAGCGTCCGACTATAGAAGATTCTATCAGCTGGCACATCGTATCCAAGACACCCTGCTGGAAAAACATCAGGGTGTTAGGTTCCATGCAAATGGAACGCGAGGTCTTGATGTTCTTTGGTACGAACATCAAGCGAGATGTGCGAGATGAAACACCTCTAGCAGCGGACCAACGCTCTGGGAGAGGAATAACCCTCTCAGCGCTAAGTCCATAATCTGCTCCATGGCCCCACCTTCCCAGGTGACCATGGAAGAATACACGATCTAACAAAGGGTCAAAGGCAAGATTCCCAATCTTGCCTAGTCTCTTCGTTATCCTCCTTTCTGATACTGATCCCGGACCGAATTTTGGTCTAAAATCAGTAATGGAGAAAGAGGGTAGAGTACAATCAAG